TTGGGATAAATTGGAGATTCCAAAACATTTGCCGGACCACATTAAGCGTAATGTTTTGGTGTGGCAACCGAACCATACGAAACAATGGCGACAAGCGTATAATAAAATGGTTAAGGAAGACTCCACTGGCACGCTGAACATTCTGACTGTTAATGTGGAAGCGTTTTCGAGCAAGAAAGGCTGTGTGTTTGTGGAAGAGTTCCTCAATACGCACGATTCTTTGATGGCGGTTGATGAAAGTACGCTCATTAAAAACCCCAAAGCACAGCGGACCAAGAACCTATTGAAACTGTCAACACTGCCACGATACAAACGGATCCTGACTGGGTTTCCTGTGACCAAGGCGCCGTTGGATCTCTTTTCACAGTGCGCTTTTCTCGGTACGAACCTTTTAGGCTTTAAGAGTTATTATGCGTTTCGAGCAAGGTATGCGGTGATTAAACAGAGACAGTTGGGACGCGGACGAAGTTTTCAAGAGATTGTAGACTTTCAGCGGTTGGACGAACTGCAAAATGCGTTGAAAGACTTTTCCGTGCGCTACACCAAAGACGAGTGTCTTGATCTCCCTGATAAGGTGTATATGCGCCGAGAGATTGAGTTGAGTCCGGAACAGAAAGAAGCCTATCACAGCATGAAAAAGGAGGCGTTGATGATTGTTGAGAACAATCTGTTTAGCACGCAAAGCGTTCTGACTCAGTTGATGCGCTTGCAACAGGTGGTCGCGGGCAGTTTAAAGGACGCCGGTGGAAACACTGTTTTATTGCCCAACAACCGGGTGAAAGAGGTTTTGGGTTTGTTGGAAGAGGTGCAACGCAAGGCTGTTCTGTTTGCTGTTTTTAGAACGGATATTGAAGAACTGGAGCGGGCCATTGGCGAAAAATTTGGTCCTGAGAGTGTGGCTTCTTTCTATGGCGGCACTTCTGGGAAAGACAGACAGCGGATTTTGGAGGACTTTCAAGACACCGATCATCCCCTGCGCTTCTTTGTGTCCAACCCGCACACAGGAGGACGTGGACTGACGCTGACGGCGGCGGACACCATGATTTTTTACTCGAACAGCTACGATTTAGAGTTGCGCTTGCAGGCCGAGGACAGAATCCACAGAATCGGACAGGACAACCGCTGCACTTACGTGGATTTAGTCGTGCCTGGAACTGTGGACGAGAAAATTTTGGACGCACTGCGGAAAAAGGTGAAGATTAGTAATGAAGTATTGGGCGAGGTGAAGGAATGGATGGTGTAGAAAAAGAAGATATGGTCAACGAGCCACCGCATTATAAGAAAGGTAAGATGCAAGCGATTGATATTATTGAAGCGGGAATCGGGGACAAGGGATTTCCTGACTACCTGGTCGGGAACATTTTTAAGTATCTTTTGCGGTACAGGTTCAAGGGAAAACCAGTGGAGGATTTGAAAAAGGCCCGGTTTTACTTGGATAAACTGATTGCTAAAACATTAGATGAAAAAGAGTCCGTCTAATGTGTGTCTAAGCTAATATGGGAAACCCCTTATACCCTACTTTTCATCCAAACATTATATCTTAGATGGATTCCTAGCTTTTTCAGAGAAAATAACTATGAGGACGAACCAATGGTTTTCATCTAACAGCGTTAGTTACCCCTGAGAAATAACACCTATAGGGGTTTCAATGTTATATGGGCCGTCTAATGTTCATCTAACAATCTAAGGAAAAACAGGTGTTTTAGCGCAAAAGCCATAGTAAGAAACAAAGAAAACTATAAGCTGAGTCCCATAATCTAATGTTTTAGCCCTTATTTTTCAAGGGGTTTGTCCTATGGGAGACATCTTATGGGGCTTACTGTGGTGATTTATGGTAAGGTTTTCTTATGAAAAAAGTATCCGGAAACCCTAGTGGACAAAACACCAAACACTTGACGGACAAGCAAAAAAGGTTTGCGAGAGCCTTTGTCTATAGTGATGGCACTAAAACCAAGACGGAGTGCGCTGTTGAGGCGGGTTATGGTGCTTCAAGCGCTCACGTTCGGGCCTCAGAACTAACAAACCCCAGAAAGTTTCCCATTGTTGTTCGCTACATACAAGAACTTCAAAACGAGGTGAATGAAAAGTACGAAGTAACTTTTGGCAGACACGTTAGGAAACTTGCAGAAATAAGAGACCAGGCATTAGAGAATAACAATCTCACCGCTGCTGTTTCTGCTGAAGTGCAAAGAGGGCGTGCGGCTGGAATATATGTGGAACGAAAAGAAATCAGAACTGGGACGCTTGAGGCCCTGTCAGAAAAACAGCTTAGGGAAAAAATAGATGGCCTTCTTGCTGACTATAAACCCTTGATAGAAGCCGAAGAAGCTATTTTTGAGGAAACAATATAAACTATCTTTTCCAAGACCACTCCTCTGTATCAGTCTTTTGCCAACCTCTACTAAGTAGTTCATCAGAAACAGAATAAACCAAGCGCATAGATGAATGGTTTTTATTCTTTAAACTTTCAAAAACCCGTAATAATTCAACATCAGTTAGTTCTATTGGGTTAAAGAAGTCGTTTAGGTGGTTCACTTATCCTCTACAAAAGCCCTGTATTCAGCAGTCATGCCTGTTTGCTCTACTGGTTTTTCTTTGACAACCACCTGTAGTGGCTTCATGTTTTGTGGTTCTTCCATGTCGTACTCATACCAAGTGAACGAAACACCAAGAGAATCCTTTAGCTTGTTGGCGATTCTTGGCTGACTGTCTGATGGGCAGTCTATACAAAGTCTGTAAGAACCAAAACTTGTTTTCTCTACCGCTTCCATCACCCTTAGAAAAGGAAGAAGGTCATGCATTTGGTTTTCATTGATGGCTGTTATTAATGTTGTTGCCTGTTTTACATCCAACCAGGCTTTTCTTCTAAGTCTTTTCATTTAACCGCTCCTGCTCTGCGTACTTTTCGTACACGAAACTATAGTTTTTTCTAAAATAACTGAAAAGATTTTTGTACTCTTTTTGCCCGTGTTCGCGCCTTTCCTTACAGTTTGAATCATACAACCTTCTTACGAACAGCTTGAACCTATGGTCTTTCAAGACATTAGGTGGACGGAAGTCTATTATCTTTCCGCCCTTTGTTTTGAATGATTCTTCCCACTCGTTCTTTCGCCATACTTTTGTCATTTCTTGTTCCTCCGTTGTAAATGATCGCTCAAATAACTCCATTTGTCCACTAACTGCTTGTTTTCGCTCATGTATTGTCATTTATTTCACTCTCCTCTACTTCTAATTCCTCAAGGGAATCTTTTAGTTCTTGCCAATCCCCTACTTGAGTTCGTTCTATAAACTCAAAAATTGTAGCTATTGCTTTTTGCAAATCACTCATCATTCTCTCCCTAAAACATCTTGATAGGCTTGTTTATCGTCTTCAAACATATCAATGGTTCTCTCAACTGCTGATAATATGGGAGTTTCTTCATCAAACTCTCCTATATCTTCCTCTGCTAATTGAGACTCTATGTAGTTAAAAATTATTTCTAGGTTTTTTCTGTTCAGTATCATCAAGGTTCTCCGTTAAATCGGGACTAGTTACTATTTCTTTTATTTCGTCAGCTAAAAAAAATAAAGACACTTCTTTCTCTTTATTAACTTCTATCAAAAATAAAATCTCATTTATCATTTCTTCTTTATTCATCACTTTCCTCATCTGCTTTTTCTAAAAATAAAATGACATCAGATATTAAATCTTTGAGTGTTTCCTCGTTTTCAGTACCGCCATGCACTCTTTTAATATTCATTAGACCATTA